AATCGTTGTCTGATTTCCGCACCGCCCTTGATTTGCACCAGAATCTCGTCAGCAGAGAGGACGGTCACGCGCTCTACGATCTGCCGGACGGCGTTTTCATTCCTCTCTGTGATCGTCTGTGCGGTATTCTCTACGGCTTGCTCTGCCTGCTTCATGCGGGTGCAGACGCGGTCTGCGTCGGTGCTGCTTTGCAGAATTTCTTCCTTCTGCTTTTTGAGCGCGGTCTGCTCGGTCAGGATCTCCGCGAACTGCGCGTTGCAGGCTTCCTTATCTTCGGCGTCGATAGCTTCGGTCAGCAGGGTTTGGAACTGCTCGTCGAGCTGCGCCAGTCGGCGTTCAATATCGGCAAGGCTCATCGTCTGCCCCTGCACTGGCAGAAGTTCAAGAGATACTGCATTTTTAATAAGGTCGAGCAGGGCAGGTTTATTGCTCATGGCGGAGTTGATCGCCGCCAGAATTGCTGCCTGCAGCGGTTCTTCCTTGATTGTCGGGGAATCACGGCAGTATTTTGTGCCGTAATTCAGGCGGCTGGTGCAGCGCCAGACGGGGTATTTTCGCCCGAGCGACGTCCATGTGCATCGCCGGTAAAGCGTCCCGCACTCGCCGCACACGAGCCTGTCTGATAAGGCGTATTTGCTGGTGTAGCAGGATCGTCCTGTCACAGCCTGCTTGGATGGGCTGCGCAGGGCGCTCCGACGTGCCATTTCTGCTTTTACTGCATTGTACTGCTCCCGGCTGACGATGGCTTCATGGTGGTCAGGCATATAGTATTGCGCCATCTGTCCAACGTTTTTGATAACCTTCTTGCTGATGACATCTGTCCGGAATGTTTTCTGGAGCAGAACGTCGCCGCAGTACTTCTCATTCGTCAGGATGCCCTTGATGGCTGTCGTTGTCCATTTTGATTCTCCGAGAACCGTTTTGATCTGACTTTCCTCCAGCCAGTCTTGTAGATTTCGCAGGCTGGCGCCGCTCTCATATCGCTTGTAGAGTTCGCGCACAATTTCTGCTTGTTCTGGTATGACGCGGAATTTGCCCTCTGTGTCTTTTTCATATCCGTAAAGTCGGTAACAGGGAACCTTGAGCGTGCCAACCTTCGCGTGCATCTGTCGACCGCGGCGGATGTTGCCGGAAATGGACTCGCTCTCGGACTGCGCCATCGCGCCGTACATCGTAATCATAAATTCGCTGTCCGCTGGAAGCGAGTTGATATTCTCCTTTTCGAAGAGAACCCCGATCCCAAGCTGCCGGAGAATGCGCGTGTAGTTGATGCAGTCGAGCGTATTTCTGGCGAACCGCTGAATGGATTTCGTGAGGATGAGATCAATCTTTTTCTGCCTGCATTGACGAATCATGCGCAGAAACTCTGTGCGCTTTTTTGTGGAAGTTCCAGAAATTCCCTCGTCTGCAAAAATGCCAGCCATTGTCCATTCCTTGTTGGACATGATTTTGTCCGTATAATACTCGCACTGCGCCTCGTAACTGCTGGCCTGTTCTTCTTCCTTGGTCGAGACACGGCAGTACGCCGCGACGCGAAGCTGCTTTGTGACCGCAGCCGTTTGCTGCAATTCTGGCTTGGGTGGAATGATAATGACACGCGGTTTTTCGTCTGTCATACCAAATCGTCCTTTCCGATGATCTGTCCGTTTTTAAGCTGCAAGCGCACCGTCTGGCGCGTCACCAGCACGGCAGAGACGGCACTTTGCAGTAACTCTGCATTGAGCTCTGCCGTGCATTCGAACGCCGCAAACAGCCGCCGCAGGCGCTCGGTTTCGTATTCTTCATTACCAATGGCGTCATACTGTTCTCGTGCCAACTTGCAGATCAGGCTTCTGGCAGTGTCCTCGTCAAGCGGTTGGGTGTTTAGAACGTCATCCAGTTCGGCTTGTGTGGTGCTGTATATCGGTGCTGACTGTTTTTCTGGCTGCATGATGCACTCCGGCTGCTCTGCCAGCCTGCCAAGCAGGTGCGTGACCTGCTGTTCGATCTCCGGCGTAGGCGGTTTGGAGCAGACACGCTTGAGCGCTTTCTGTACAGGCGTCCGCTCCGGCAGGCGCTGCTTGGTCTGGCGCTTCTCGGCGGTAGCTTCAAATAATTTTATGTCAACTAATTTCGGATAGTTGTCTGCGCCGGTGTACTTGGGATTTTCCAAGATTCTGGCAATCATATTCTTATTCCAGCTCTTGCCCTCGTCATAGGCAGAACCAGTCTTGCTCATCTGCGCTGCGATCTCTTTGAGCGACGCGCCGAGCGTATATTGTAGGAAGATGTCCTGCACAGCCTTCGCTTCCGGCTCGTTCCGGACGATCTCGCCCATGCGCATTTGATACCCAAATGGCAGCTTCCGATTTCCCATCAGCGTCTTGTCCTTTCGATTTGCTCTAGCAGCTCCAAGCCGTTTTTCAGCCGGAACCGCAGGCGCTCATTGCTGTCTACGATGATTTTTTCAACAAGCGCATCGAACAGCTCCGCATCAAAGCTGTCGAGAAAATCCGGCCCATCCTCCAGCACGTCCATGAGATCGCGGGTACGGTCTGCCAGATCGTCGCTGTCGGTGTCGAGAAGCCTTGCCTTTTCCTGTTTCAGCCTGCGGAGCTGTTCGCTGAGTTTGTTGTTTGATGTTATAAAAGTATCAGGATCAACGCCGCCCACCTGTTGAAGCTGGGTGAGGAATTGAACCTGACTGAGTATGTCGGATATTTTCTTGTTGAGAGAGATGACGTCTTCGCTCCATAGCATCCGGCTGTAGCGGATTTTCTGGATGTTGGAGAGCATCTGCGTGAAGATGGGTTCGCTGTGGTGCTTGAGCTTGTAATATAGACGGCAGAAAGCCTGCTCAATTTCACCTGTTGGAACTGGCCGCAAATTGCACGTTTGACTGTCTTCAAAGTGCTTTTGGCAGACCCAATATTCCTTTCCGCTGGATGTCTTCCGCTTTAGGGAGCATCCGCATCTTGGACATTGCAGCAGTTTCTCATATGTACGTTCTTTGCTTAATGCGTTTGTCCTTGTGTCGCGATGTTTTAGAAGTGCCTGTGTGCGCTCAAATACATCCATCGTAACAATTGCCGGATTGGTGTCATAAAAGAACCGCTGCTCGCGCTCCCCGCGGTTCTGCATCTTTCTATGTGGAAATGTATCCGTTGTATAGAACTTTCCGAGAAGTGCATTTCCTGCATATCGTTCGTTTCGTAAAATGTGGTACACTGTTGAGCCCGCCCACACCTCTACATCTTTTCTCGTAGGCGCATTCACCGTGCGCAGGGCGCTAGCGATTTCTTCTCTGCTGTTTCCATTTAGAAACATATTGAAGATTTCCCGTACAACGGCGGCTTCATTTTCTTCAATGACCAGTTGACCGTTTTGTAATCTGAATCCATACGGCGCTTTGCAGGTATTGAACTTGCCGCTCTCCATACGTTTTTGGTAACCCCACTGGACATTCCCTGAAATCGACTCGCTACCCTTCTGCGCCAGCGATGCCATGATTGCCGTGACCATCTCACTGGATACCTTACTGGTGTCAATACCCTGTTCCTCGAACTGAACACTGACACCGAGTTCTTTGAGTTCTCGGACAGCCGCAAGGCAATCCTTTGTATTTCTGGCAAATCGGGAAATGGACTTGACCAGAATCCGGTCGATTTTTCCTTTGCGGCAATCCTGCATCATGCGCTGAAAATCTTCGCGCTTTTCAACCGACGTGCCGGTGATGCCCTCATCGGCGTAAATATCGACCATTTCCCAATCCGGATTGCCAGAGATGAGTTCGGAATAGTATTGATTCTGCACGCGGTAGGAATTGAGCTGATCCTCACTGGAAGAACTGACGCGGGCATATGCTGCGACGCGCAGTTTTCGTGCGACGATCTCGTCGTGCGCAGGAATTACGATGACCCGCTGCTGTTCCAGCGCAAGGTTTCCGTTGGTCTGCTTCTTTGCCACGTTCGCACCTCCCTGCAGCAACACACACTACTACAATATTTACAGAATAGCTATGACCAAAATGGAGAAAAATCAAGCGTAAAGTGTGAAATTTGCACCAAGTTCGGCAGCGATCCGCCGTGCGATCTTTTTGATTTCATTCTCAGAAAACCCAACCGTTCGGAGCGCCTTCAAAAGCTGGCAGATGCCTAAAAAATCAATATTGGGATTCATAAGATTCTCCTTTAGCCACGGGGCGGCTCTGTTTGCGCAGAGCCGCCCCTGCTTTTGAAATTTTGATGCTTGCTCCTGTTCGACGCTTCTTCCCGGAGCCAAGGCAGCGACTGAACGGCGGCTGGCACCGCTCACGGGTCTTGCACCCCTCCGAGGATCTCTCCGAGCTGCCCCCATTACGTTCCGTTGTGGCTGGGCAGGTGTACCATTGTCCGCGGACAAGATCATTGCGAGGCAGCTTGCCAAAGCTGCTTTTGGATGGATGGGTACCGCTCGTCACCTTATTGGGCCGTCTTTATACAGCAAAGCTGTACAGGTGGTCTTCGCGCATCCTCCGCATCGCTGTTCCATTTCTGGCTCGTCCGCTTGATGTCATGTCAGTCGCTGGATATGTACTTTTCAAGCTGCACGAGGCGGACTGAAAATGTCCTCTCATTACTGATAGGGATAAAATCACGACTTTTTACAACCTCATTTGAAAAATTTTTTAATTTCTTTTAAAATTCCTCGTTCGCTCTTGCTGACGGCCTGCTGTCCGATATGCATGATCCTTGAGACCTCCTGCTGCGTCTTTTGATACTGATACCGCAGCGTCAGCAGAGTTTTTTTTTCCGTGGATAA